TGGTCGGCGATTACAAAGAATGCTCATGAACATGCTGAACCGGGAGTGTTGTTTTGGAATAAGATTATAAGTGAAAGTCCAGCCGATTGTTATAAGGAGTTTCAAACTGCTGGTGTTAACCCGTGTTGTTTTGACGTGGATAGTCAGGTCATGGTCGTAACTGACGGTGGTATCAAAGAAATAAAAGACATTACCGATAAAGACAAGGTGTGGATTAACGAGACCGGAGAATTCGTGAATAACTCTGGGTATTTTAGGGCTGGCAAATCAGATGTGTATGAGGTAGAATTCACCAATGGGGAAACGTTGGTGGTTACTGGTAATCATAAACTATGTAAAGCTAAGCAAAAAAGAGAAGGAACTAAGCTCAAGTATTATGAAGCCCAACAGGGAACGCGAGTAGACGAGTTGAAAGTTGGGGACAAGATAATTATTCAGACCACAGATTGTCACGAGCATATATACCACGGCAAAAATTCATACGAAGAAGGGCTAATATTGGGGTGGTTGGCTGGAGACGGCTGTCTGTCCTACGATGACGAAGCCGCCCATTATCCAACGATGTACCTAGATTTTTGGCAAGACGACTGTGATATAATTCCTCACATGGTGGCGGCGTTAGATAAGCTTGGATATCAATACGACGATACACAAAGAAAAAATTGGGATTACAAACACAGAATTCAGTGTCGAGAATTTGTTCAAAAATGGACAGAATACACACAAGAAAATATATGGCAGTTTCGCGCTCATAACGGGTCTTTGTCTTATCTCTATAAGTCGTCCGTTGATTTCATTAGAGGATTTATATCCGCATATTTCTCCGCTGATGGAACAGTATGCTATAATCCACAAGCATCAGGTTATTCACTATCACTATCATCTATCAATAAGGATAGGCTACACCAAATATCATACATATTAGGTACGTTTGGTATTAAATCCTACGTTAGTCTATTGAGAAAAGCTGGTCACACAGACCTTAATGATGGATACGGTCCATATAAAACCTCCTCATGTTGGAGACTCATTATAACAGGCATTGATAATATCAAACAATTTAATGAATATTTCCAACTGTACCCACAAAACAAGGCTAGAGATATACAAGCTATATGTTCCTTGGAACCAAGCAGAACTAATAAGTCAGCTAATTACACAAAAATCAAAGACATACGACACGCTGGACAAAAAGAGGTGGGGTGTATTGATGTAGAGCAATATCATAAGTTTACAGCCAACAACATCATATCGTTCAACTCCGAACTGTCGTTGTCAATTCTCGACAGTTGCCGCTTACTTCTCATCAACGCATTCAGCTTTGTAGAAGAACCATTTAGTAGAAAGCCTGTATTCAACTGGCGTAAGTTCTATGAATATGCTCGTATTGCTCAGCGCCTCATGGACGACATTATCGACTTAGAGTTAGCGGCTATTGAACGTATTATTAACAAGATACAAGACGATGATGAACCAAGTGAATTAAAACAACGCGAACTAGACATGTGGCGGCGCATACACCACAACTGTGAGACGGGGCGACGTACTGGTACGGGTATAACTGCGTTGGCCGACACACTCGCAGCCCTCAATCTGCCATATTGCGGTAAGAAATCTCTGTCGTTTGTAGACCGCCTATACAAGACTTTGAAGTTCGGGTGCTATACGTCTTCGATTGACATGGCTAAGATTGTTGGGCCGTTCTCTATATGGAATGCCGCTAACGAAACTCAATGTCCATTCTTTTTGCGGTTTGCAGAAGAAACATGTGACCTTGGCGATGTCGTTATTAGTGGTGCTGATGTGATGAAAGATATGAGGAAATATGGTCGCAGAAACATCGGTCTACTTACGAGTTCGCCCGCTGGCTCGACTAGCCTAGAGACGCAGACCTCGTCAGGCATAGAACCCGTTTTTGCGCTGTCGGCTACGAGACGAAAAAAGGGCAACCCGACAGATGAAGATTTTCGGGTGGATTTTGTAGATGCAAATGGTGACCATTGGATGGAGTTCACGGTGCTACACCCCAAGCTGAAGGTGTGGTGTGAGGTAACTGGTGAACAAGACATTACTAAGTCGCCGTGGCATGGTAGCTGTGCCAAAGACTTAGACTATACCTATAGGGTAAAGCTACAGGCAACGGCCCAACGTCATATAGACCATAGTATATCCTCAACGATTAACTTGCCTGCTGATGCGACAGTCGAACAAATCCAAGAGATATACATGCTTGCATGGCAGCTTGGATGTAAAGGTGTAACGGTATATCGTGATGGGTGTCGAGATGGGGTAATTCTAGACAAATCAGGGGTTGACAAGCAAAAATCTTGTGATACAATACAAGATAAGCGGCCACGGGTACTGCCGTGCGACGTACATCATACTTCCGTACAGGGCCAAAGCTATTTTGTCCTTGTGGGGTTGCTCGACGGGAAACCATACGAGGTTTTTGCTGGGAAAAACGGATTTATTCCGACGAAAGTCAAATCAGGAACGATTACTAGAAAACGCAAGAACTTCTATGTAGCCCGGTTTGACGACACTGACGACGAGCTTTCGCCAATTACTGCCGCGACTACCGAAATGGAAGAAATGATAACTAGGCTGACTTCATTGGGGTTGAGGTACGGCGCGGATATGCACAAGGTGGTGCAACAGTTAGAAAAAGTCGGGGAAAGAAAGGCTATGAATAGTTTTGCGAGGGGGGTGGCGCGTGTTCTAAAAAAATACATAGAAGACGGTACGTCAGAAAATGAGCAGTGTCCTGAGTGTAAGTCGGATATGATTAGGCAAGAAGGCTGTGTAAAATGTACTAGTTGTGCGTGGACGAGGTGCCTCTGATGGACATAGCCGAAACGTTAGTAGTTCAAAAACTTACTCCGCACCAACCAACATTATTTGATGTCGGTGCTAATGTTGGAGATTGGACCAATATGGCACTAAAGTATAGGCCGCAATGTACGCTACATGCTTTTGAGCCCAGTAATGCTGGGTACAAATATCGAGCCAGATACAACGCCGACAACATACACTTTAATCACTGTGCTGTGTCCGACCAAGACTCACACATAACCCTATATGAACACACCACCGAAGCCGTATATAGCTGCATGATACCGCAGGCTGGCCATATAGCTAAGATAGTACATGGATAAGCGACATGCTTATTTGGAGAACCAACAAGATGGCCGGATTACAACTAGACATGGACAAAGTGCAGTCGTTGATTGACGACGGCTACATATCTGTGCGATACCACCCAAATTTGCCCTTACGCATACTCAACTACACCCCCAAGTGTCAATACGAATGGCATTGGACACCCGAGACGCTAGTCTGTAGAGGTTTGATTTTGGATAACGCCGACAACATTGTGGCGCGCCCATTCCCTAAGTTCTTCACCACAGACCAATATCGCGACCTTCGCAATAGCGTTCATCACCTCTTTGGTCTTCAGTATAAGGAGCTTTACAAGGGTGGATTTAAGGTGACTGAAAAGGTAGATGGCTCGATGGGCGTCCTCTACTATTATGATGGCACTCTGGCTATCGCCTCACGTGGCTCTTTTGAGTCGGACCAAGCCCGACATGCGACCAAAATCCTAAAAGAAAAACACGGCGAATTTCCGTTTGTCGTGGGCAATCCTGCCTGCACCTACATATTTGAGATAGTGTATCCAGACAACCGCATTGTGGTGGACTACGCCGGGCTAGACGACATCGTTTTGTTAACAGTGTTGGACAATGAGACGGGTGTGGATTTACCCAATCTGGTTCAGGCGTGGCAAGACGCCGGTGGACTAGTCGCAAAACAATACGACTTTGCCTCGTTCGACAATGTTTTGGCTGAACAACAAGTAGGCAGGGAAGGGTTCGTTGTGAAGTTCGATAGCGGCCTACGAGTGAAGGTCAAGTTTGAAGAGTACGTGCGATTACATAGGCTGTTGACTGGGATATCCGCGCGCGATATTTGGTGGCGACTACGCAATAATGAATCGCTGGACGATTTGCTAGATGTAGTGCCTGACGAGTTCTACGATTGGGTTCGCAAGATTGAACGCGACCTAAAAAGTAAGTATGAAGATATTGAGCAGCACGTACAGGGTGTAATTCAGCGCGATATCGTTGAGCGTGACCCGCCTCTAACACGTAAGCAGCTAGCCATAAAACACCAAGAGTACGAGTATAAGGGCGTGATGTTCCAGATGCTAGACAATAAGCAATACAAAGAGTCAATATGGCGTATGATTAGGCCAGAGGCAGAACGACCGTTTTCTACTTCTGAAACAAATCATGCTGGTGAAGCAATTGATTGGTTGTTGAGGCATACTAGTAAAAAGAGATGGGACATTATGTCTAGGGTAATATCAGCAAAGGATAAGTAATCGTGGTGCGACTTATCGGCGGCATTACAGTGTCAAGAGCCAAGTTATTGGAGTTTAAGACTCAGGCATTTCGGCAAATGCTCACTGGGTTGTTAACCAACACAAAGCTAAACACCACCAAGATTAAGCTTGGGCTGAATCGCTATCTTGTGTCTCAAGGTTTACTGCCGAAAGACAACAGCATACTGGCGTGGTTACAGGAGCATCCAGGCGACACTATCGGTTTGTTTATGTTCGAGATTCGTCCACACACTATAGGATTTTTAATCAAGGCGGGTTCTGAGGAAGAACTCAAACAATTAGGAGAGAAATATGCCAAGGTCAGTCACGATACTAAAAGGATTACCGGCCAGCGGAAAATCGACGTGGGCCAAAGAACAGGTACAAAAAAGCCAAGGGCACACTAAACGTGTCAATAAGGACGATTTGCGTGCGATGCTGGATGATGGAAAGTACAGCAAGAACAACGAGAAGTTCGTTCTACTTGTACGCGACATGCTTATCCTAGAGGCGCTACGACAAGGTCATAGCGTAATTGTAGACGATACTAATCTAAATCCTAAGCATGAGGAAGATATTCGACAAATAGTCAAGGACTATATCAGCACGCCAATACAATTTGTAGTCAAGGAATTCGACACGCCCATAGACGAGTGTATCGCGCGGGATTTGAAGCGACCAAATTCCGTCGGCGCAGACGTTATACGACAGATGGCGAAACGGTGGCGTGCCGACGAACACGGGCTCGCCATACCTGAAGTAAATATGGAAATCGCCACAGTAAATGGTTTGCCTTGGTGTATAATTTATGACCTAGACGGCACTGCGGCGATTATGGGCGACCGTTCTCCGTATGACGCAAGCAAGTGCGATGAGGTAGACCGACCTAATCAGGCGCTACAACACATACTATGGGCACTACACGACACGGTGAAACCTAGACCTATAGAAATCATCGCTATGTCTGGACGAAGCGATATATACGCCGCATCAACCAAAAGATTCTTAGAGAAACATAAATTTCCGTATAGGCATCTATATATGAGAGCCGACGGCGACAATCGAAAAGATACTATAATAAAGAGAGAGCTATTTGACAAACACATCAAAGATAAATATAATGTCTTGGCGGTGTTCGACGACCGCAACCAAATGGTAGACATGTGGCGTAATGAACTCAATCTACCGTGCTTTCAAGTAAACTATGGGGACTTCTGATGCCTGTACCTCCCGGTACTAGAGTATTGGTATTAGGCGACGACTACGTGCCCATCAACATCGTCGGTTGGAAAAAGGCTATGAAGAGGTTGTTTGAGTCTCCGTGCGAACGATGTCAACGATACGGCCGTATTTTAATCAATGGTAAGCCACAAGAATGTCCGAGATGTAATGGTACGGGTTTATTGCCAGCAGCGGTCCCAGTAGAGTATTTTCATGATTGTCGTTACGTGCGCGACGGTCGTGGTAACGAGCACCTGATTCCAGCAGTGATTGCCAATACCCATCATATTGTACGCAAACACCGCAAGGTTCCGTTCTCTAAGCACAATGTATTAAGACGGGATGGATTTCGATGCCAATATTGTGGGCAGACCTTCCCTGCTCAAGACCTGTCTTATGACCATATCATTCCGCGCAGCATGTGGAACGGGTCTACGACGCCTACATGCTGGCAAAACATTGTCACCGCGTGTCTGAAATGCAATAGAAAGAAGGCGGATAGAACGCCAGAACAAGCCGGAATGCCGCTCATTAAGTTGGTAAGTGGCAGGTGGGTAGAATACAAAAAGCCCAAAACGCCCAACTCGCAGGAGCTACTGTTGGGATTGGCATACCGCAACATTCCTACAGAATGGGAGCCCTACGTTGCATATTTGCGAGATAAAAGTTGACAAGTGGTAATAACGATGGTTACAATGTATTGGCGACACTAGGACCGTAACTAAACAAAGGGTAAAAAGATGATAACATACGTATATGAGTGCGATAGTTGTGGTCATAATATGGAAGTACAGCAAAGCATAAAGGATGAGGCATTAGTACAGTGTCCTAGCTGCAATGAAAGCTCTTTACACAGGGTGATACAAACACCTATGTATGTTCGTGTTGTGCAAGAGCCGACTACGGTTGGACAATTGGCAGAACGTAATGCCAAGGGTATGTCTAGCGACGAACAAAAGCTAAAGCTTGAGGCACAAAAGACACAGAAGACCATTCAAAGAATTCCAGAAGATAGAATGCCGGCTCGTGTTACGCCCACTGATACTTCAGCGTCAACCCCAGAATGGCTAACGAAACCGCGCACTAAAACCAACACAGAAATCAACAAGATGTCGCCAGAAAAAGTCGAGCGATACATATATACAGGAGAGTAACGGAAAACAATATGGTAGAACGCACGACCGTAAAACCCAACCAGACGCAGGTGACCGAACGTATATCGGATGTCCTGCCCGACCTATCAAACGCATGTCAGGCCATAGTCACTACGCAAGTCATTATATGTGAGCCTATGACGAACGGAACTTGGCGTCTAATCACATCATTTCAAGACAACTACAATATAGTGCTGGAAGAACGTATGCCAGACGCGGCACGACGTGAAGTAACCAGCCGACTAATGGAGATAAAACAACAATGGCAGAGCAAAGGTTTGATAATATCGTTAGAAAATTTGCTGAACAACACAGAACAGCAGAACTCACTGACGGAACCCACCACACCCTCTCCTGCTCAGCGTGTGGACAACCACTAGTAGAGGTATGGGTCATTAGACCGGACGCCAGCCTTACCACAGATATCACGGCAGAATGTCCGTTTTGTGGTGACGCATCGTTTCCAGTTAAGGTTTTAGGACAGTATTGTATTGGATATGCTGAGGGTAGCAGGGCACGCATGACAAACATGACTATGGGGGATAACCAAGTACGAGTACACACAGAAGTGAGGCAGTAATATGAGAGAGTTTGCGATAGACAAAAACAAAAGCCAAGGCAGTCCGGGGTTTGTTCCAACAGTCACTAACGCTATTGGATATGGGTTAGAGACCGCTAAAGACCCGCACACTGGAAACACCGGCCTGGTTCCTATTGAGCCGTTCTTAGTAGACGAACATGGTCGTAGTTCTGACAATCCGCATTGTTATGCTAAGGCGTTACAATATGACAACGATGACCAATGGGTTTACTACTTGAGAACGAACGCTATGGGAGAAGTGTCTGACCCGTGGGGCCTGTTTGCTGACAGCGCTCAAAACGCGCGCGTATCTAAGCATCGCGGCATTTCAGAGTGGTCATTTACACGTGTTACAGAAGACCAATTCACTGTATATTTACGATACCTATGTAGTCGCAACCGAGCACTGTTGCGCATATGTGAAAGGAGCATTAAAGATGCCTAGACAATTAAGTAAAGCAGAACAAGAATACATCGTTAATCATAGCCAGCAGTTGACAGCAGAAGAAATCGCCGCTGATATGCCTGGGGTTGGAGCAAAGACCGTACAGAAGTTCATTGATGAGAACGTGCTAGAACAACAACGCCAGGGCGAAACTCAAGACGAACGACAGAAAAATATTCAAAAAAAGAGCAAGCTCACCGCTGGTAATCTGATGGGTCGAGACCCTAGTCGTGGTATTGCAGTGATGACAGAGGCAGCGTCGGAGTTGTCTGATGCTCGACGACAGACTAGTAAAACACCTGAAAAGGTTAGAGGCGACCGGATTCATGTGATTGACCAGAGTAAGAGGACTAGATAGATGCAGGCGTATCACCTATGTACTTCGCGGGATGAGTACGTTGAGGACCGCTGTATATGGATAGCACAATTAAAGGACGACACCCAAGTGTTTCAGGACGATGACCGTCCGGGTGTGTCGCACCCTAGCGCATGGATAAGACTCGGACGTTATATCAACGAACATCCTGAGAACAAAATCGTTGCTATGTGGTTGAGGTTTGGCACGCATATAGTCGAACTGCCGTCTAAACAACAGCTCTATATGTATTCGCACGGCCTATTACAATCATTAAATCAAAAGCACGGATTGGATTTCCATGTGGTAGGGTGGTCGATTGACGCCCAGACCATACAGTGTCGGTGGTATAAGGTGCCCGAGTTGGTGGTAACCAAGGAATTTCGGCGGAGTGTCAGCGCCCTCAACCCGGAACAAATTATCGGCGATTGGGTTGACGCGCCCTAATCAGGAGCTATCATTAAATGGCAAGGGAACGTACCGAGACCAGCCGCTATCCGTCTAATTATGGTGGTGGCTGGATAGCTGAGGCTCAATACCTGACTGAGTGTTTGTGTGTATTGATAGCTAAGCAGGAAGGTAAGGGGCTGGAAGACCGATTTTGGCAAAGAGAGCCGTGGACGCATATATTTAGGAGGCAGGTTCCGCTGGCACTCGCGCTACTGAAAGACTATCCGGCGAAAGTGGTTCTTAATGCCTTGCGGGATAGGCGGTGTTGGAAAATCAGGTCGTTCGGTGCCAAGTGGCTGTTGGAGCCGTTGCTCAAGGAATACAAGAGGACGTATGATGCAGAGACAATGCAGCAGTCTGATAGAGTTATGGAGCGTACTTCTACGACGCAAGCGCCCAGAAGAACATCGACTAAGAAAAAATCACTGTTTGAGCAACTAAAATGACGATAAGCAAAGATTTGATTAAAAAATATGGGGAAGACGCATTCATCAGTGGAGACAACCTCGTCAAACACGCCAATCCCCTAGTGCATGTCAGTCCTGCTATCGACCTTATTTTGGGCGGTGGAATTCCAGGTGGTTCTATAATTAGTCTATTAGGTGACCCAAAATGTGGTAAAACTCTCCTATCTTTGCATATTGCTGGTAAGGGACAACAACTAGGTAGAGAAGTATACTACTTGAACATTGAAGGTAGACTTAAACCACGTGACATTAACGGTATTCAATGTTTAGATGCTTCAAAGATGCAAATTATTAGGTCTTACCGTAACGAAGCTGGACAAAGCAAGATTCTCAAAGCTGATGAATTTCTGTCTATCGCTGAGCAAATCGCACACACTCGCCCCGGTTCAATCATCATTATTGATTCGATATCGCAGCTAGTTACTAGTGGAGAGATGACTAATGAACTGAACAATAAAGACCGTGCTCCAGGCGCAACGTTGATGGCAAAGTTTTGTCGTCGCCTATCTAACGTCGTACCAGTCAACGACATCATTTTGATAGGCGTTCTGCATTTCATCGCCAATACCAGCGGATATGGAAAGGCTAAAGTTGCTAGCGGCGGTAACAAAATAAAGTATGCCGTAGATATTGGTCTAGAGTGTCGTAAGTTTACCCTAGTGCGTGAGGGTGGCGCAGAAGACGGTCGTGTTATAGGGCAAGAAGTAGAGTGGATAACTACGTCAACTGCGTTCGCACCACCAGGACAGGTTGGTAAATCAATGATAACGTTTGGCGTTGGTATTGATGAACTTTATGAGATGGTAAGCTTAGCTGTAGAACTAGGTCTCATACAACAGTCAGCATCGTGGTATAAAATGAGCTATATGGAGGACCACGTAGATGCCAAAAAGTGGAACATTAAGGATTATCAAGAGCAAGGCAAACCCAAGCTGATGCAACGACTTCATGCGAACGAGCAAGAACGCACGCTGTTAATGCAGGACTTTAACGCTATAATAGGGGCGTCAGAGTGAGCGTAGTAGATTTTGACGGCAGAACAACTTTAACGCTTGTAGCAGGAACGACAGAGTGAGCGTAGTAGATTTTGATGGAAGAACGCACTCGCGCAGGACTTTCACACCATAGTAGGAAGAATATAGTGAGCGTAGTAGATTTTGATGGACGAACGCACCCGTGGCCTCCTCCTGGCTACGAAGTAAACCTTGATGATATTCGTCCGCGTTCTAGCTTACATATACGGTGTCGTGAGTTGCTGAGACAAATGTATCCTACTCAGCCGGTGTTGGAGGAAGTCCCGATTCCTGGTGAGCGTCTTTTCTGCGACTTCTATTTGCCCATGCGCAAGGTAGTCATAGAGTGTCATGGTCAGCAACACGACGTATTCACACCGCACTTTCACAAGACTAAGGCCGAGTTTCGGGTGTCGCAGAATAGAGACCGGCGTAAGATAGAGTGGTGTCACATGAACAATATACGGGTGGCGGTATTGCCTTACGACGAGACCGACGAACAATGGCAAACCAAAATCGAGAACGCGGACGATTAAATGCCAAGAATACCAACGTTCAAATTTCATGGTTCTAAGTGTAGGATTGCTAAATGGATTTTTGGCGACATGCCCAATAATCTTTTGGTTGATAGCTATTACGAGCCATTTGCGGGGCGAGGCAACACGTTTTTTTATTTCGCTAGTCGCTTCTCATTTCAATCAGCACATCTAAACGACCTATACATGGCCCACTTCTTGCGGGCGCTCAGAGACTACAGTGGTACATACGACTTTGTACCACAATACATAGATAGAGCAACCTATGATAGATTATATCAACATCCAAATACACAAGAGAGAAGTCTAGCGGAATCATTTTGCGCATACAATGGAACGTTTTGGGGTGGTGGCGCTAACATAACTTCTTCACCGACCAAACCATCTAAAAACAAACATAGCCGGACAAACACAATCAAAAGATTCCAAGAAGCCCGCCGATTATTGCACGGAGTAGAAATTCATGAACTCGATTACGTGGATTTTATATCTAGATTATCATTAAATTCATCTGACTTAATGTACTGTGACCCACCATATCTACAAAGCCAAAAATGTAAACTGAAGGACATGACGATTGACCATGATAAACTGGCTAGTATATTAGTACAGCTTCCCTGCAAAGTAATACTGTCTGGATATCAAAACGCTATATATGACACTATATTAACGGGATGGAACGTTCATGAACACCAAAGGGCGTCGTGCGGCAAAAACAGCAACCACACCAGCAATTATGTAACAGAAAGAAAGTGGCAAAATTTTTAGCCATGAACAAACTACAAGACAAGCGCGATACAATACAAAAGCTTATCCAAGACTACCCCACAGTCATCGGCATTGGCAAGCTGCAACCACCGAATGAAGTCAACCGTTTTTTGACTATGAGTATGGCTGAAATAAGACGAATGAGTGCGGAAGAATGTGGAGAGGCCGCAGTTATTCTAAATCAAGCCGCCACCTATATACAGCTTGAAACCAACTCTATTCAAGCCGATATCAACTGGTGCGAAGAATATGTAGCGTTTCTCATTGCAGAAACCATCGCAGGATGTGGTACACAATACACGCCGTTTGAGTACCGACAAAAGATTGCCATCAAGCAGAACGACGTAGCTAAACAACTTCAATCCATTCTTATTAACGCCAAAGCCCGCTTCCAACTCCTATCGTATATGCCAAACCAACTCCGTGCCACAGCGATGGCGTTTTCCGACCTACAACAAACAAAGAGGACACAAAGATGAAGACAGTCAGAGAAGTATTTCGCGATGCAATTAAGCAGGGAAGCTGGCCTGATGTGTGTAAGGTATATACAAAGATTACAGGAGAAGAGGCACCCCCTTTCCCTGCTAATAACGATGTACTTGACGAGGTCATGGTGGAGGCCGAGGTCGAACCAGCACCACAGCGTAACATACTAGATGAACCCATGGCAGAAGAAGACACCACGTCACAAAAAGTCAGTGAACTAGATTTCAGCATGCCCCAAAAGCCTCGCAATAGAGTACAGGGCCAACAACAACAATGTCGCCGTGAGCCGTTGGGCGCTCCACAAAATACGTGGGAAGACGACGGGACAGAACACGCCAATGAGAGCGTTAAGGTTAGACCAGAGCTTGGTGTGCAAAACGCTAGACCTCGCACAGACCACAGAGACCCGCAGTTAGGCATAGATACGGGTGGCAAAGTCGCGGTTGTGTGTGCGTTGTGTGGCAAAACCGAGAGTGTCGCGCCTATATTGGCGGTAGGACACGACCCCAACCCAGATAAAAACACGTATCGCTGTAATGACTGCCTGTCGCCGAAATCACGTCGCAAGACCCGGAGAATGTAATGACAGAACAACCCATTCATCCGTTTTTGTTAAAAGATGAAAAAATGTCTGATAAAGCGGCCGAACGAGCCGTGTTGGTCGGACTACTACAGTACGGTGAAGACGCCTACCTAGACATCGCTGACTTTCTGGACGTTGGTAGCTTCACCGACCCCGTCAACCAAGCCGTATATAAGTGTGTTCGTCATTTATATGAAGAGCAGAGCGTGAAGCAGTTTGACCAGTCGTCGCTGTTGGCGTGCGCAAACATGCTAGGATACGGCTTGTTTTTTGAGAAGCCGTCTGACGTACAACATCTACGCAGCTTATTGAACGGTAGAGTGCTGCTGGAAAACGTCCGTACATGGGCGGCTCAAATACGTAAACTACAGGTTGGACGATTACTTCGCGACCAACTACAGCAAGCATCAGTAGACATTGAGAACATTAGGGGAACGGAGTCGATTGAGGTGATTCTTGGTATCGCCGAAAATGTGGTGTTCGACTTTAGTAACTTGCTACATACAAGTGAAACATCTAATCCGACGCTCATTGGTGATGGACTCGAAGAGTATCTAGACAACATTGAGAACAATCCAGTTAGTATTGTTGGTATTAGTAGTGGTATGCCGTATTATGACCAAGCAATTGGTGGTGGATTCCGCCGTAAAACGGTGTCGTTGGTCGGCGCACGTCCTAAAGCACTACGATATGGGTCAATAGTATACACTTCAAGCGGCACGAAACGTATTGAAGATGTTTGTATCGGAGACATGATATTTCATCCCTTTAATGGTATGCAAAAAGTTGTTGATGTACACGACCATCCAAATACTGACATATACAGAGTGTATTTTAAGGATGGTGATACAGTAGATTGCTGTAAAGACCATTTATGGCAAGTGTACAAAAGATATCCGTATGATAAGCTTGAAAACAAAACGCCAGAGCAAAAAACAACGCTGGAGCTAATCGACGACCTAACTATTGGCAATAAAAAAGGGCATAAATGGGATGTCGCGCTAACAAAAGCGATTCAGTTTGATGAACAACCAGTACCACTAGACGCTTATACGCTTGGTTTGTTAATCGGCGATGGCTCATTTAGAAACGCTATCACATTTTCTACGCAAGACCCTAGTCTAATAGACTACATTAAACGAACTTTGCCAAACTATGTAATCAAACTAGAAATAGACAAGCCAACATGTAAAACATATCGTATCAATGGTTTGCAATCAGTCATACGTCAGACCGGACTGTATAAAAGGTTAGCTAAGGAAAAGTTCATACCCAAAGCATATATTTACAACTCAGAACAGGTGCGTCTAGATATCCTACGTGGACTTATGGACACTGACGGTGATTGTACAATCAATGGGTCTGGTAGCTCTCGATGTAGATATTCTACTATATCAAAACAATTAGCTATGGACGTTAAGACTATCGTGCAGTCTCTTGGTGGATTGTGTAGTGTCAAGATTCAGCGAGGCAAATACAAGGGCGAGGTACACCTTTCGTATAGATGTGAGGTTCGATTACCGGGTATCAATCCATTCAGCTTGCCTAGAAAAGCCAATAGGTACACCGATAGATTGCATGGAGAATTAAAACGAACTATAGTCAAAATAGAAAAACTTGACATAAAAGACAATGCCAGATGCTTAACTATGGGCTGTGAAGATGGGTTGTTCTTAACAGACAACTTTGTGGTGACGCACAATACCGGAAAGTCAATGCTATCAATCAACATAGGCTTGCATGTATCAAAAAACTTAGATATACCAGTGTTGTATCTCGATACAGAAATGGTGAAAGAGGACCATTGGTCACGTATGCTCCCTAACCTATGTCAGACCCCAGTGACAATCAATGATTTAGAGACGGGTAAATATGCCGAAAGCCCGCTGCATAAACAGTCTGTGAGACAAGCCGCAGAGACACTAAAGCACTTGCCATTCCATTATCTCAACGTCTCAGGTAAGCCGTTTGAGGAAGTCATTTCCATTATGCGTCGATGGGTAACGAAGCACGTTGGTTTTGATGAGACTGGTCAACGCAAAGACTGTCTCATTATATTTGACTACCTAAAGATGATGAGTGGAGAAGCTCTAAACGACAGCCTAAGAGAGTATCAAGTCTTGGGCTTCATGATGACTGCGCTACATAACTTTGCTGTACGATATGATGTGCCAATCATGAGTCTGATACAATTGAATCGTGATGGTATAGACAGAGAGTCTACTGATGTTATTGCCGGTAGTGATAGGGTGCTGTGGTTGGTGACAAACTTTACGGTGTACAAAGCCAAGACCGCTGAAGAAATCGCCGACGCAGGCCCGCAACATGGAAACCGTAAGCTGGTGCCGATTAGCGCCAGACATGGTGAAGGATTGGAACCCGGCGACTATATCAATGTTATTTTTCAGGGAAAGTTCGGGCGCATTATTGAAGGCGAAACCAAACTCAATCTACAGAGACGGCCTCACGACCATATAGTAGACGATGTCCACGACGTACCGTTTGAAGATGGAGACGCTAATGACGATGAGTCGAGCGGTAGTCAACCAGATAACTAATGAGTGCTGTGATAATATTGGTGATATGCTTGATGCGTTAGACGTTAAGTATACCCAAAGTCACCGACGCATATTTGGTCCATGTCCAATTCATGGTGGAGATAATCCGGTAGCCTGGAATCTATATCCAGAAGGTGATGTGGTACGCGGAATCTGGTACTGTTATACGAAAAATTGTCAAGAGAAGTGGAAGAAAACGCTAGTAGGCTTCGTGCATGGTGTGCTGGCGGCTAAAGGCCATAGCCTCCAGTCTTGGCGAGACGCGGTAAAGTGGATGGCTGAATTTTTAGGCTATAAGGACATCGCGGATGTAAAGACGCCCGACGCTGGAACGCTAGAGCGCCAAGGGTTCAACAACGTGATGCGTAGACTGAGCATCAAACCTAATACGCATGTAGAACGCACGTGGCAACCAACGTCGTATCGCAAGGCCGTCCAAATCCCATCTCAATACTACATCGACCGAGGGTACAGCGCCGACATTTTGCGAAAGTATGATGTTGGTTATGCATCGCGCACTAACAGGTCGGTGGTGCCGATATACGACGACGTACATAAAACCATTGTGGGAATGACGGCTCGAACTCACTGGCCTCAATGCCCGCTATGTCAATACTATCATGGTCCCAATACCAAGTGCCCTACTACAACGGGCGACCAAATCAATTCGTGTAAGTGGAAACATTCGCCTGGATTTGAGGCGTCGAACTATCTTTATAACTTTTGGTTCGCCAAGCCGCACATCGAAAGTACCGGCACCATTATATTGGTTGAAGGACCGGGGGATGTTTGGAGGCTAGAAGAAGCAGGAATTAAAAACAGCGTTGCGATTTTCGGTACAACCCTCAATGAAGAGCAGTTGGTGTTGTTGGAGTCGTCGTGGGCGATGAATGCTGTGGTGTTGACGGACAACGATAAAGGTGGACAATTAGCCGCTATCGACATAAAAAAAAACTAAGTAGGACACACCGACTATATTTTCCAAAGTTTCACACTAAGGATGTTGGTGGACTACAGACTGACCAAGTCACGGACGATATAGCGCCAACATTACAACAAATCAACGTTTTACATAAACAACAGCTAGGAGTGAAATAATGACGAAGATACTGGGGCTTTCGGCCAAAAAACAAGGTGGCAAGAACACGGCTGCCAACTGGATTATAGGACAACAGATGTGTGCCGTGAATATGGTGTCGTGGGTGAAAATCAACAGTAAGGGGCAGCTTGTGGTGCCCGCTGTGGTCAACGACGAACTGACTGAGGGCGTGTTCGACCCACTAAGTAAAAACCCGGACGTACAAACCATGATGTCCCAGTATATCTGGCCAGTGGTAAAGCTGTATTCGTTTGCCGATATCTTGAAGATGTCTGTCGCGGCAATTTTTGGCTTGCCATACGAGTATGTTAACGGTAGCGACGACGACAAGAACACGCCGACAAAGTTTACGTGGGAAATGTTCAAACAGTTTCTAACGCCCGCTACCAAGCGTCATATCACCGAACAACGCAGTTGGTCCCAGCCGATGTCGTCACGCCATCTACTACAGGTTGTCGGCACCGACATATTTAGACGTATTCACGGCGACATATGGGTGGATGCGTGCCTTAATCAAATCGCGTGCGACGCCCCAGAGCTAGCGGTAGTTTTAGATTGTAGGTTCCCTAACGAAGTCGAAGGTATTCAGAAGGCTGGCGGCAAGGTGATAAGATTTTTACGGGCTCCGTTTGCCGGTCAAGACCAGCATCATAGTGAAGTTGCGCTAGACAACTACCATCGGGACAAGTTTGATTTTGTACTTGACAATACCGACATGAGCATCGAGGAACAAAATCAGGCCGTTACTGAAAAGCTGACAGAGTGGGAATACAATACTTGGGAGTGGCGTACCGCATGAACGTCCTTGATATCGTAAAACCATATAGCGAGACACAAGAGTGATAGTCACTTACTTTCGTAGTTCCTCATACAATACTTGGGGTCTATGCCAACAGCAATACCTACTTACTTACGTTTTAGGTCTACAAGCGCCTTCAGGTCGCAAGGCAGAAATGGGCACCATCCTCCATAAGGTCATGGAATGCCTAGCCAATTGCAAACTATGTATTCAAAACGGCACCACGTCGTTTGAAGATGATGCGTTAGGTACTGTCCCGGTGACGCCCGATACGCTTACCGACCCGCGTTTCGTCGAGAAAGTGCTTGACAAGGCATATGCCCACTATAGCTCTCCTGCTAAGAGCATCCACAAATATACTGCGGCAGACAAGCGTGATATTAGGCAATGGTGTTGGGACGCCCTGCAATTTCAAGACGGTGCGTTCGACCCTCGCAAACGAACAATAGTGGCTACGGAACCATTCTTTGACCTTCCTATTAACGAGCCGTGGGCGCACTATAGCTATGTACTGCCTGACGGCAAAGAACTAACGGGGCAGTTGCGTGTTAAGGGTACGGTGGACCTTATTACAAAATTGAGTGATACGCATTATGAGGTTATCGACTGGAAAGGCTTGCCATTGGATACGCCTATTCCTACTCCGAGTGGTTGGACCACCATGCGTGATGTTCGTGTCGGAGACATAGTGTTTGGTGGAGATGGTTCGCAATGCAGCGTCGTTGGCAAATCTACGGCCAAACAGAAACAATGCTATACGTTGACTTTTGATGATAAGAGTACGGCGACGTGCGACGAAGACCATTTGTGGAGGCTCGCTGACGGCCGTGTTGTGAATGTGCGGGACTTAAAATTTGGTGATAAGATACCCGTCGCTGGACCACTACAAATAGATGATGTTGAGCTACCGATATCTCCATACGCATTGGGAGAATGGCTAAGAGGCAGAAATGTCTTTGGTGTATCTAGACAACTCAATATACCAAATCACAAAAAGCATATTCCCACAATCTATTTGCGTTCATCACACACACAAAGACTAAGCCTGCTACGAGGATTGATGTCTATTAAGAGTCATTCTGAACCAAATTGTTTTGCGACAACAAACGAACAATTAGCCAGAGACATGGTTGAATTGCTGTTATCGCTCGGTAAAATACCTCGATATTCAAAAACGTCGGACGATTACCACATACGATTAGATGAATCAGAAGACACAAGGGTAATTACAAGCGTCGAAAAGGGCGTGATACAACCCACACAATGTATTATGGTAGACAGCCCAGATAACACCTACCTATGTACTCAACACATGATTCCTACACACAATACTGGTGAGTGTAAAGATTGGAGCACTAGTATGGCAAAAGACTATGCCGATTTCTGTAAAGACCCCCAACTTAGAATCTACCACTGGGCGCTCAGCCAAATGTATCCAGAAGCCAAGACCTTCGGTATGACCATCAACTATGTGCGTACTGCTGGGCCGTTCACCGTTGCATATTCCGATGACGACATTAGAGCCACTATGGATATGTTGAGAAAAAGATTTGAGCAGATTAAAGCGACGGTAAGACCTAAGCTGAAGTCGCCGACCAACCAACACTGGTTCTGTAAACGGGTGTGTTGGTACGGTAAAACAATGCATCCAAAAGACGGCACGAAAACCATCTGTCAATACATTGCTGAAAAGACTAGGCGGTGTGGTTTGAACACGGTGATGCTGGAAGAGACAGACCCAAGCCACACTGTTGGGTATTACCATAATCCGGGAAGCTGATGTATGAATGTATTGTCATTATTTGATGGCATAAGCTGCGCTCAGATTGCCTTAAATCGTGCTAACATAAAAGTAAATAATTATTATGCTTCAGAAATAGATAAGTTCTCTATACAAGTAACAAAACACCACTATCCAAACACTCTTTTTTTGGGGGACGTGTGTAGTGTTGATACAAACCAACTTCCAAAGATAGACCTATTGATTGGCGGGAGCCCGTGCCAGGGATTTTCTTTAATGGGAAAGATGTTGAATTTTAATGACCATAGAAGCAAATTGTTTTTTGAATATCTGCGAATATTACAAGAATGTTCTCCTGCGTTTTTTGTATTAGAAAATGTTAAAATGCCAGACAAATATGCGAACGCTATAAGTCGAGCACTTGGAGTAAATTACATATGTATAAATTCTAGTCTGGTTTCAGCACAACAACGCACAAGATATTATTGGACTAATATTCCCAATGTGGCAACCATACAAGACAAGGGGATTGTTATTAGAGACATTCTGAGTGATGTTGGTCCATACCGATATTGGACACAAAACCAAATATATAAAATGCATAAAAAACAGTACAGGGGAGCATTAGCAAATCGAGTTGAAAACATAGACGGTAAATGTAGGTGTTTACTGGCGAATGACGGCAATTTGTTTAGACCAAAAATTTGGGATAGTGTCGGTTTAAGGTGGCTCACACCGCTAGAATGGGAAAGATTACAAACAATACCAGATAACTATACGCATATGTTATCAAGAACACAAAGATATAAACAAATAGGAAATGCTTTTACTGTGGATGTTATTGTACATATACTACAACACATGGAGAACACTGATGCCAAAAGGTAAGAAGATTTGCCCGCAATGTCAGGCTGCATTGGGAGTGCGGACCAAGGTTTGCGAATGCGGCCACGAGTTTACCATTAAAACGTATAAGCAGGGAAGCCCCCATGGGTCTCCCATTAAAACCAACGCCAACCCACTAGCCCAAACCTATGTGCCAACGCCCGGTCTGTGGGTATTCGACCGTCCCAAAGACCTGCCTAAGATTCAAGCGCCCGGCCCCCTACCAGACGGCACGCTCACAAACCAGCAAGTGTACGAACACGTGTCTTATAATGGGTTGGGCGACTGTGTGTTTGAATACATTACACCAAGGAAAATAGCAGACCCTAAGCTAAGAAAGAAATGGGAAAAGGCAAAACAACAACTCAAAGAAGTATGGAGGTATCTAATCGGTGAAGAACCAACGACAGAATAAAGTCATACATATTGACTTAAATAGAAAGTTGATGACGCACGCCATCATAGACCAGTTGCGTGACACGGCCAAAGCCAATGGTATGTTGAGTGGCGGCGCTATTCTAGAGGTCTTGGACGAGTATAATCGTTTGCGATATCTAGTAGAAGGCATTACCACTGCTTATATGAGGGGAGACGAACAAAAGGTGAGACAAGTCTTAGACACATTCCAGGTGTTGCTATGATAACCTTTGACCAACTCGTTTGGCAGCACGTACAGAATGTCAGACCCACGTCTATTGTGCTTGACAAACTGCACGCCCGAGCTATCATACAGGATAGGGTGGACGCGCTGCGCTCTGACAAGGCAGACCCCTTAACTTCTCTTGTCGAAATTGCGGCGGCAGCACAGATTTGCGCCGAACAACTATTATTGATTCGACAACAGGAATTGACGCCAGAACCCAGCGAACTAGAGAAAAAGCTACAATTCATCGTGCAATACATACTACAGCACAGCACTACGACACAGTCGAAACAACGTGGTGTCCCTCGCCATACGTGTGAATTAAATGCGGACTTCTTAGAACAGCTACAGGACATCGTATGACCACATACTTTCCTCTCCATGTACATTCTCACTACTCACTGCTTGATGGTCTAAGCAAACCGTCACACATTGCTCGTCGATGTAAAGAACTCAACCTACCGGGCTCTGCCATCACAGACCACGGCAACATTTCCGGTGCTATCTCATTTATGAAGGCGATGAAGGGGCTTCAACCAATTATTGGATGTGAGCTATACGTGAGCCCATACGATGCGACTATTAAAGAGGGTGACCGTAGTCTTTATCACTTGTGTGTTTTAGCAAAAAATATTGAAGGATGGCGTAGGCTCGTACAACTTACTAGTGAATCCAACAAACCTGAGCACTTCTACTATAGGCCGCGACTTGATTTAGAACGATTGGCAAAGTATGCCGACGGCAACCTCATCGCATTTAGTGGGCACTTAGGCTCACATTTATCTCACTGTATTTTTAGTGATATGGCCGTTCACGACTGCAAAACCGCAGAAGAAGCAAAGGCCCTGACATATCCTGATTGGGTACAGCGCACCACAGACATGGCGTTGCAACTACGAGATATTTTCGGAAAAGACAACTTCTTCATAGAGATACAGCTCATAGATAGTAAGAATATGCCGGCGTGTCAGCTATTGGCATTGGGCTTACGATATATCTCCAAACAGACCGGCATTCCCTGCATAGCCACTCCCGACGCTCATTATGCCAACCCGGAAGACGCATACGACCAGAGAGTATTGCTGTGTAATTCTCTAAACACTACTTTTCAAGCTATAGAAGACAAGAAAGTGAAAGGGGAGGATGTAGGTATGGGCGCGTTCTTCCGGTCACGCCAGTATCATATACCGTCTTACAACGCAATGATTGAGTGCGGCAACACAGAAGAAGAACTAGCGCGAACACTTGAAGTAGCTCAAATGTGTGAGTCTTACGACCTAACGTCACCACCTAAACTTCCAAAATTCCCATGTCCTGACGGCCTGTCATCACGTCAATACCTCACTAAGCTATTGCGACAGGGCTGGATAGACCGACAACCACAAATTCAAAACGTCATCAACAGAACAACGCATACCGAACAAGAGTATAAGGATAGACTTAACGAAGAATATCGCGTATTGACTGACGTAGGTTTATCTGACTATTTCCTGATTGTACGAGACATCATTCAATATGCACGTAGTCAAGGTCAGCTTACTGGTGCGGGTCGTGGTAGTGCGGCGGGCTCACTCATTCTATATGTACTTGGCGTCACACACGTAGACCCTATTGAATTCGACCTTCTCTTTAGCAGATTTTACAACCAAGGACGTAATACTGCCGAACGTATCTCTCTGCCAGATGTTGATATGGACTTTGAGATTCAGCATAGAGGTACAATTTTAGACTACATACGACAAAAGTACGGTCGTGAACACGTTGCTCAAATGCTCACGTTTACCAGACTGCAAGGTCGTGGCGCGCTCAAAGATGTTATGAGGGCTCATTCTGCCATGTCTTTTGAAGAAATGAACAAAGTTACGGCGTTCATTCCAGACGAAGCCGAAATCAGTGACCAACTACAAGCAGTAAAAGAGCTAGATAAGCAGGAAGGTGGTGATGGTGAGGCGTCCATTATACGATGGGCACTGGAACATCATGCTGACGACCTACGACAGTGGGCGTATCTGGATGACGACGGCAATGTACAAGGGCCGTATGCTAAGCTGTTTGAACAGGCGATTAGAATAGAGGGAACAAAAAAATCACAAAGCAAGCACGCGGCCGGTATTATAGTCTCACAAGACGTGTTGTCTGATATATGTCCAATGATATATGACAAGTCTTCTGGTGAGATGATATGTGGTATGGAAATGAGTAACCTCGAAGACATGGGATTAGTCAAGATAGATTGCTTAGGTGTTGCTATGCTCGATAAATGTCATGGAATCCTTAACTTACTTAAACATGGGACATTGTGTCCTGAAACAATGAAAGAGAACAATGAATCAACCAACAGTTGAAGAAGTAGTGGCTAAGCTCGGCGCGCCCACCCGCGTATTAGTCGAGAACGCCTTTGCGTGGCTAGACGAACACGAGCCAACATGGAACTTGGATGAGCCGATTGATAGGTGGCGGTTTATCGAGGGATTACTGGAGAGACAAAATGATAGAAATGCCTGATTTTGACAATATGTCGCCAAAACAAATTCGCGAATGGGGAAACGACTTAGTGCGCGCCGCCAACGAAAACGGTGATATACGTGCGACCCTACAGGTACAATGTATGCCGGGTCGTCCATTTCATACGTTAGGTATTGAATTCGACGAAAAGAGAAGCACTATTGTCAATTTGATATTGATATTAGAAAAATTATTGAAAAGGATACGTCATAACACGAAGGAGAATGAATATGTACACAATCGTATGTCGTGATAATCCCAGTGTGGTATATGCCGACAACATCCCGGTATTACTTTTCGCTGAAAAAATGGCCAAATCAATCTCGTCGCCCAAAATCCGATGTAGTATTTTGAACTACAAAGGCCAAATAGAAGAGCACTACGAACAACAAAACAAGGATTTTGCTGAACGCATTGAGTGGTCGGAGGAACATGATGGATAACCGACATTTCTTGTGTTTTGATTTTGAAACCGGCGGCAAGTCTACAGAAACCGCCGAGGTACTACAGATAGGCGCGTGTATAGTCCACCGAAACTCCTTGACTATTGTCGATAGTTTCGAGAGCCTAATGAAGCCAGAGGACTTCGACGCCCTAGAGGATGAGGCGTTGGCCATCAATGGTCTCACACGTGAAAAGCTACGAGAAGCACCTGAACCCGCTCTAGTTTGGGCGACTTGGGCTAAATGGATTCAACGACACAACGTCAATAAGGCCAAGAATTCGTTTGGCGCACCCATCGCAATGTACTACAACGGCGATAACTTCGACATGGCGTTCATGCAACGCTACTGCAAAAAGTATGGATATTGGGACAATAAGTGGGGTAATCAAACTCTCGTAAACCCCATCTACACGCTGGATGTCATGAAACATCTGTGGTTTTGGTTTAGGTCCGTGTCGGATGGTCCGAAAAATCTCAAACTCACTACTGTGTTGGAGTATATGGGCGTGCCGAAGGAAGAAATTGATAAAGGCGCGCACAATGCACTGTGGGATGTTACGTGGACAGCTAAGATTGGAGTGCGGTTGTTGAATGTCGGTAGTTATTTGACGACGGCTAATGATGAGGGTAAGAGACGGCTGGAAATGAAGGACTGCTTTCAACAGAAAGATGGACTCAAAAATTGACGACCGTGTTTGAGGTAGTGGGATGGACCGGCGCCATTCTCTTTTGTCTTTGTGGAGTGCCACAAGCACTAAGGACGTACCACACCAAAAGCGCCGTGGATATATCTTGGTGGTTTCTATGGATGTGGTGGTTCGGTGAGATATTCACGCTTGTGTACGTCGTATACACTAATGTGCAGCAGGCGTACTGGCAGGCTTCCCTGCTTACAAATTACGTTTTCAACATCTGCATCATAACCTATATTATAGCTATGAAATGGAGATACGACTCATGCATGAATTAACGGCTGACTTTTGGGCTGAGGCCGAACAAGATGATGTGTGCGCAATAGTCTGCACCATCAATACGGTCTGCAAAAAAGACGGCACGCTCGTGATGGGCGCTGGTATTGCTAAGGATTTTGCGGAACGCATTGAATGGCTGTCGGATAGGTGGGGTGTAAGAACCACACGTATGAACAAATCGAAAGAACCGACATATCCCTTTGTGGAGATTATGCAGGGAAGCCATCCTGATATTGTGGGCATCCACACCAAACTGGATTGGCGCGACCGCTCTCCATTAAGCTTAGTGGATAGAAGCATCAAACAGTTGTATATTGTTTCTAAAGCATTAGGATGGCGGTGGGGGTCAAGTCAACGCATTTTAATGACGCGACCGGGGTGCGGACATGGCAGTTTATCGTGGGAAAAAGACGTGAAGCCTTTGATGGCGAAGATTCTGGACGATAGATTTGTAGTGGTAAACCAACAATAAACATTAAGGAGAAAAAGATGAATACTAAGCAGCCGACATCAGAAGCACGATATCGTGTGGTGGTCAACAACACAGGTAGGGTGTTGGCCGACAACATACGCACCCTAGATATCGCAAAGCAAATCAGTGATATTTTTTCTGGTTCAATAGTGGAAGATAATAATAAGATAGTTAGACATTGTTCGGGCGAAAACTATCAGGCCACCTTAGAAGAATGCGAACGCCAAGACACCAACTCCATATTCATCAGCAACGTTCATGGCGGTTTGCATATCGGCATATATCAGCCGGAAACAGCAGCGCAAATGATGAACCGACTCATAGAAGACACAATAGCAAACCAAAATAAGTTTGATGGACCAGATGAATCAGACGGTCCTTGGGCAGAAGGATGGGAGCAACGATGTGGGAGGTGCAACGATGATTCGTGCGACTGAATACGTTGGTGCGACCTGTATTTATCAACCCCTCAGAAATAGCATGCGTTCGTTCATATCTCTATCATTCATTTCGTCCACCTATTGGTGAAGTCATTCTATACAACGGCACAAAAATTAGGACATGGGAAGACGCCGAAGAAATAGCGAGATTGGCCGCAGACCATATTGCTCAACAGGAATAAATATATGAAATATGAAGAAGCAAAGCGTAGATGCCATGTACGGTCAGCAATTTATCGTGTTTCTAAGGGCATTCGTTATTGGAAAAATCATGAAGTCTCATTAGATAATCGTGTTCCCGCTGAAGAACAAAAAGCAGACGACTGGGAAGAATACGACCCGCGAGACTATGATACATGTTCATTATTTGCATTCAATGATTAGACAGGAACACATGACGATGGGTAATTTAGTGTTTGGTTGCGGCTGCAAATTTCCAATTGCCGACCACGACCAAGATATCTATGCAGACCACCACACTGGGCCGCTGCCGCTAGGCATTGACGTAGATATATACAACGTGCCTCACACGTGCCCGAGGACGTGGGCGCTTCTCGCCGAAGGCCACACCAAGGGGGTGTTTCAGCTAGAAGGTAATTTAGGTAGAACGTGGGCACGAAAGATACAACCAGAAAACTTAGAAGAGTTGTCTGCATTGATTGCATTGATTCGTCCAGGATGTGTATCTGGTGATACTAAAATAACCGTTAGAATGAATGATGTCAGTAATCTCAAGAGAAAACATAGCTATGTCAAAGTCACTATGCGTGAGTTATACAGACAATTTCAAAATCAACACGTATCATATCGTGGTTATACCATTTCTATGGATGAAACGACAGGATTACTATTCTCTAATAAAATCACTGATGTGATTAGTAGCGGACAGAAAGAAGTATTTCGCGTTCGTGTTAGAGCATCTAGAAAAGACATACTACCAGATAAATTCTATTCACTGAAATGTACTGAAGACCACCCTTTATTAACATTGGATGGTTGGAAAATGTTAAAAGACGTACAACCAGGAGAACGTATAGCGGCTATAACATCCATGCAATCATCTCGTTCAACCACTGCAAATAAAGAAGGCGAAAAACATTTTAGAATACGATGTTTTCAAAATTATATAGAGAAGTGTATTTTTTGTGATTGGAATGAAGCTTCTCTAGATGTAAACCATATAGTTGATAACCGTAAGAAAAATAATGATGTTGATAATCTTTGTTTCATGTGTCCTAATCATCATAGAATGTACACAGAACACAAAATTCCTGTTCAAGAAGTAAGGGCGGCGCAAAAAGCTAATCTTTTGCCAAATACTGACGACATACAATGGGTTGAGTATGTTGAAAAAATATCGTGCGGTATAACAGATACATATGACATGACAGTAGAAGGACCACACCATAACTTCATTGCTGGGAATATGGTGGTGCATAATTGTCTTAAAGCTCTGTCTGGTGACCCACCTAAATCAATGACTCAAAGGTTTAAGGACCGCAAGCATAAACTGGAGGACATAGAATATCTACATCCTGCGCTTGAGTCGGTTCTTAATAAGACATACGGAGTTCTAGTCTATCAAGAGAGCGCCATGCAGTTAGCCGTTACTCTTGCTGGTTTTGATTTGCAGCAGGCGGATGTGTTGAGGAAATGTATAGCGGAAGGAAGTTTGATATACACACAAAATGGCCCAAGACCAATCGAGGAGCTTTGTGCGAACCCGAATCTAAAGCCATGCGTATTAACGATTGATGAAAAGAATCAATTAGTATATAGACCGTTAAAAAAGGTGTGGTGTACTGGTGTGCAACCAACACGAACTCTTGTGTGTGAAAAAGGATATCGTATTAGCTTAACTTCCAATCATCAAGTGTTTACACAAGATGGATGGAAAGACATGAGCGATATAAAAATCGACGATTTTGTAGCCATTCCACAGAAATATACATACAAAGGATATCAGAAAAAACTCACCATAGAGGATATTATTATTATTTCGTATGTTATTTCAGAGGGAACGCACAGTGCTAGGGAAACCAAAATAACCAATTCTGACCCTTGGGTTTTGCAAATCGTGAGACAAGCTCTACGGACTAAGGGCGCAATAACTAAAGAATATCAACAAGCGAATGGATGCACGGACATATACATTAAACAAGAATATAAGAAAATGCTCGACTCTATATTGCCACATGCAAAGTCTCGATATAAAATTATACCAAACGAGGTTTTACAGAGTATGCACGGGCTTACTAAAGCATTTGTTGGCCACTATTTTTCAGCAGAGGGGCATGTAAGCTGTTTGAATTTAGAAATATCGTCTACGTCCTATAAAATTATCATAGCACTACAAGCACTGTTGCTTAGAGATGGTGTTCACGCTGGGATTAGCATACACAACACTAAATATAAGGGTGAACCATATCAGTCATATAGGCTGTATATATGTAGTGCCTTAGATATATCTAAATTTCACAACGCATATAAAGACTATATATGTCCAAGTAAACTTTCAAGACTACAACACTTATTGAAAAGTCGAGAAAATACATATTCAAACAACAGGTGTTTAGTTCCGGCTTGTTTCATAAAAGCCGCAACCAAAAATGTAAATTTAAGTGCGGTGCTTGCCGACCCATGCGGTTCGTGTTATAACAAGAACCAAACCTATGACAGAGCACATAGGATAAACCAAGTGGTGCAATCTGAGCTTTTAGACGACATACTAAACGCTGGATTTAGGTTTACAAAGGTAAAAGCAATTACTGAAAATAAGGAACAGAAGACATATGACTATGAAATAGATGATGATAAGATACATTATGGTTTTGTTAATGGAATACTAGTACACAATAGTATCGGTAAGAAACGAGCTGACATCATGAGGCAAGTTCGTGATGAGTTTATCAGCGGATGTACTACAACTGCAATTGTGACACAAGAACAAGCAGAAGAGATATTTGGTTGGATAAAAGAGTCACAAAAATATTCGTTTAATCACAGTCACGGAGTATCATATGCTATTGGTGGATATTGGACCGCCTACCTCAAGGCCCACTTCCCTGCTCAATTTTACTGCTCCTTTCTACACGGCGCACAATGGAAACAAGACACAGGAGAGGAAGTATACGAGTTAGTCAACGACGCCAAATTGAACGACATAGTTGTTCGCGTGCCTGACTTTAGAGACCAGCAGACCGTCCCCTACCTGCACGGCACCGAAGTGTGTTTCGGTATTGGCGACATAAAAAACGTTGGTGCGGCTGCGCTTCAAAAACTGCGTGCGGCCGTCGCCGATATTTCCAAACCAGTAGCAGAGTGGTCCTGGATGGACTACATCGTACTGTTTTCTGACCGTGTGTCGAGCACCGTCAACGAGGCACTTGTGTGTTCTGGTGCGTTGGACCACTACGAAAAACCACGAACCACCATGATGTATGAACTGAATTTATGGAAAGAGCTGACTAAGAAAGAACAAGAATGGATAGCGGAGCATGGACCGCACGAAAACTTAATAACAGCCCTTCGACGATGCGCTCGCACTAAAAAAGAAGGCGGTGGATGTCATTCGGTTAAGAGAGTCGGGGCCGTAGAAAATCTTGTATCTATACTAGAGAAACCTCCTCATTCTCTATACGACACCGCCGACTTCATAGCGTGGTGTGAGGACAAATATTTGGGAGCATCTCTAACCTGTAGTCGCGTAGACGGTTGCGTCAAAGCCGTAGAAGCCAACGTAACATGTAAAGATGTGGTTAAAGGACATACTGGATATACTGTAGTGGCTGTTGAAGTCACACGAGTGAAACAAGTGAAGACTAAACAGGGCAAAACCCCTGGTCAAAACATGGCGTTTATGAGCGTTGCAGATAGCTCGTGCTCGTTAGACGACGTAGTGGTGTTTCCAAGCGTGTGGCGCGAATACCAAGACCTTCTGTATGAAGGCAACACGGTGCTGTTGCAAGGTGAGCCGTCTCGAAAGAAGGGCGGTGGGTTTACCGCAAAGAAATTCTGGCAGATTTAAGTTGACAACTCGCAGGTTTGAGCGTTATAATAGACATGGACATGAATATAGCAAAGCTGTTAGATAAGTTAGAGTACAGGGTGGTTGTGTTCGTCACGAACAACGGCTGTGTTGTGTCGTTTCCTGACCGCAAACAAACACCGACGTTGCCTTTTATATTGATGTCTATGCAGTATACAGAAGACGGCGTGCATATTCAGCATACTGGCTCTGATGGCGTTGAACTACACTCTACAATATACAAGTGCCCACCGTATGCACAACGTCTATTAGGTCAATACTACATCATGATGACATGCATAGTTATTCGATACTCGTTGTATTATATCAAGTTCATGATTGATTTAGATAAAGAGGTCTCAGAATCAGAGTTTTTTCATGCAGTACGCAGCCCATATATGTCCGAAGAAATGGAAGAAAAGGAAGCTATCTTGGGACAAATTTTGATGCCGTGCATGGTACATGGTTTTGATGAGCAATACGAACAACTCGCACGAGAACACGACGTACTAGATGGATTTTTGGCCGTAAAACAAGCGCTAGCGTTAGGGAGCGATGTGGATGAATAAATGCAAACTGCTATGGATGGGTGAGGCGACCTTTCTCAATACTGGCTATGGGGTTTATGGTAGGGAGCTTCTGACTAGACTGCACCAGACTGGGAAGTATGAGATTGCGGAGTTGGGCGGTTATGGTAGATGTAACGACGCACGCAGCCTAGATATACCCTGGACGTACTACGGGTGTATGCCGGATGATGAGTCGCAGAATGCTGAGTATGCTAAGAACATTGCCAACCAATGGGGGTTGTGGCGGTTTGAGGAAATATGTCTGGACTTTCGACCGGACGTTGTGCTGGATATACGCGATTGGTGGATGACCGACTTTGTTGGTCGCTCACCATTCCGCCGACTGTTCTCATGGATTTTGATGCCGACAATAGATAGCGCCCCACAAATGGAACAGTGGTTAGACACTTATTTGAGTGCGGATGCTGTACTGACGTACTCGGAGTTTGGGCGCGACACACTACTACAAGAAACTAATGGTCAAGTAAAATTCCAAGGCGTTGCTTCGGCAGCGGCAGACTACACGCTATTCAAGCCCGTTGCTGATAAAGCCGCTCATAAAGCACACATGGGATTGGATGAAGACACGCTCATAGTTGGTACGGTGATGCGCAATCAAAAGCGCAAGCTATATCCAGACCTGATTCTGGGGTTTCGTTCCTACTTAGAGCAGTACCCGCGTATCGCCGACCGTTCCTTCTTGTATATGCACACAGCGTATCCTGACATCGGCTGGGATTTGCCGCGCTTAATTCGCGAGTCAGGCATAGGTCACAAGATACTTTGTACGTACATATGCACGGGGTGTCGGCACGTATTTCCGTCGTTCTTTCAAGATGCACGACGAACATGTCCAAAGTGTGGGGGTCCGAACGCAAAGATGCCGTCAGGTACGTTAGGAGCCACTACCAAAGACTTAGCTGATATTATGAATACGTTCGATGTGTATGTGCAATATTCCACGTGCCTACACAAAGACGAAGAAGTATTGACGTATTCAGGTTGGAAACCAATCGGTGTCATACAAAAAGGAGATTTAGTATATACACATGAACATAATTGGAGACCAGTCACAAATATACATAAAAATCACAACAATAACAACATGAAAAAGATATGTATGTGGGGTGATTATCAAACTCTACGAATAACAGACAATCATCCTATATATTCATATAAACACGATGATGTGTGTCGTGCTCCGGCAGACTCATGCAAAAACACACGCAAAATACTAGGCGATAGACTAAGACACAAACACGTTATACCAGCACCAGCATTTAACGCAGTTCACGAACTACGAAAAAATGACCTGCTAGTCTACCCAATTGATGATAAGGTGAGCTGGGTAAATCAACGGGACATTACGCCTTGGAAATCCGTGCGAGATACAGTCTTAGATAATGGACAAATTAAAATTAAACATGGGCACATATATCCGTCACGCATTCTCATAGATGAACAGTTTTGCAAATTTATAGGATTGTTTGCTGCTGATGGGAGTGCGTCGAGTTCAGGTTGTATAAAAGTAACGTGTCACAAAGATGAGTCTGACAACATTGGTCTTGCTCAGGATGTAATGCGAACCATTGGAGGCAAACTCACCACACAACGTATCTATAAGCAAAGACTTGCAATAGACATCATGCTAAACTCGCGCATACATTATAGGGCATTCAAAGAATGGTTTTATAATAATGACAAAAGCAAAAAACTACCAGATTGGTGTATGACGCTCCCCACCCAACTTCAAGAGAAAATCATATCTGGATTGTGCATGGGGGACGGACATTATTCCAGCTCACACAACGTCTCTATTTTCGTAACCACATCATATGTATTAGCAGAACAATTGAAAACGTTATGCCGTCGATGTAGGATATATTATAATACACGCATTCGACATAAATCAGGAAATAGACAACCACAATATAGATTCGAGATATCTGGCGATATTGCTAACGAAGACTTCACTAAAGCAAAAAAACGTCTCAATACCGGCAGTCTGTATCTAAACAATTATCAACTTATTAAAATTAAGAGCATTGATGATATACAATGTGATGATAAATACGTGTATGATTTAGAAGTTTCTAAAGACCATAGCTATACAACACATACGTGTGTGATACATAATTGTGAGGGTCTAGGCATCCCGCAAATTGAAGCCGCAGCCTGTGGTGTGCCAGTGATGGCGGTAGATTATTCAGCTATGTCGTCTGTGGTTAGAAACTTAGGCGGAACTCCAATCAAGGTTCAGCGCCTATTTCGCGAGGCCGAAACCCACGCATATCGTGCGTATCCCGACAATGAAGACTTTGCCCATAAGTTGGGTCAAATCCTCAGTAAGTCTAGCACCGTAAGAAAGAAGATGGCTAGAGACACGTACTTAGCTTGTCGTAAACACTATGATTGGGAGCGCGCCACAAAAACATGGATGAAAGCCCTAGACGATGTAGTGCCCAGCGATTGGAGCGTAACCCCTCGTATTACCGAACCCAATCTCAATATTCCCAACGGTCTGTCCGACCAAGACTTCGTCAATTGGTGCATTGCTAATATTTGGGGCGAGCCCGACAAAGTAAACTCGTATGTGGCACTGAGAATGGCGAGAGACCTACATTATGGAGAGGCGATTAGTGGGTATGGCGGTGTTTATTATTCGGAAGACAGCCTACTGGTAGACAAGCCTAAGTACCGCACTTTTAATCGACGCGACGTAGTAGACGCCATGTTGGAAATGAATGCAACGAGAAATTATTGGGAGAGGCGCCGCGCTGGTATACTGGACGCCGATGTACCCGCGTATATTCAATTGGCTAGACACAGGAGAGAAATCAATGTGTAGTACGATTCAACAGCTTGCCATAGATATCGGGTCGCACGATGTCGATGCGCGCAAAAAACTTGTGCAAATCATCCAAGCAAGCATGGAAGAGTGCGCCAAAGCCCATACAATACATGACGCCATAACTAAAGACGACGCTGTCCCACACGTGATATATCACAACGTAGAAACTGCCCGCCAACACTTTCTGAACGGTCGCACTGATATTATCAGACGCATGATAGACATACTTGAACAAAATGTCTTGGCCGACCTAAAGAACATAGGTCAAGCCAATTGTGTGTTACTCAACCGTGTAGACGTTGATATGGTAAACCATTATACTCCAGCTAACGAAAACCACGCGCAAGCCCAAGACCTAATACGTGTTGAATGTCGTATGTTCATCACACTACTACCCAAAAACGACGATGAACCCCTGGCATAGTCCCAACTCTGATAATTTGGTGCTGTCGTTTGAACGCAGCGGCCTAAACTGGTTCATGTATTGTGTTGAGATGCTTACTGGGCATCCGACGCCCAGTGACAGACCACACACCGAACGCTATACCAATAACCATCTTGCCTTTTTACGCTGCCACAAAATATGGAAACCGAACAATCCTGGCGAAATAGCTTGGCAAAACGTATGGCCCGACTATAACAATCGACAATGGAAAAGAGTGCTGTTCATATTGCGTGACTATAAGGACAGCTATAATCGTGGAGGCGTGCCGTTGCAATTTCGAGGGTATGCTCACAACATCATGTATTTTGACCAGCTTACTATGCCAAAACTGCTGGTGTACTATGACGACATCGTAAATTCATTGGCTATGGTTGGACACGCGATTAAATTTTTGCACTTAACATGTTTAGGTCAAAGGTTGCGACAATTCGTATGGCACTATGAACAAGCCAAGTCCATCAGTCAGTACCGACAAATTTGGCGCAAACCAACAGATGAAGGAACCGGCAAGGTATATCAATGCGGCAATGCAAGTAGGGAAGTCGCCAAAGCAGAACTGTTGAAGACTTTGCCAATGGCATTGTATATAAAGTATCTAAAGCAATATGAGGACAAGGAATGAAGGTATTGTTCATAGGAGTGTGGAAAGACGGGTCTGGGTGGGGTAATGCTGCCCAAAACTACATATTGGCCTTGGATAGTGTTGGGATAGAGGTGGTGCCACGCGCTATTAAGCTGAGCGATAATGACGCCGAAATTCCAGCGCGCATACTAGAATTGGAACAAAATGACGAACGTAACTGTGATGCGTGTATTCAACACCTATTGCCACATATGATGACATACGATAGTCGTGTCGGTGTGAACGTGGGCGTGTTTGACTATGAGACTACCGACTTCAAGTATACGAACTGGGCTACGCACCTGAACATGATGGACCAAGTATGGGTGCCGAACAACGCAATGGTTCAGTGTGCAATCGACAGCTATGTTCATACGCCAATGTCGGTGGTGCCGCACTGTGTAGACATCGCAAAGTATAGCCAGAGGTATGAACCGTATCCCATACCAGAAACAGAGAACAACTTCGTTTTTTATACCATATGTGAACTGACACGACGCAAGAACTTGGCTGGACTACTCAAGGCGTTTCACCTAGAGTTCCAACCTCACGAACCCGTCAAGCTCATGCTGAAGGTAAATTCTTGGGACAGAAACGCCACGGCAGTAGCACAGCAAGTCAAAGAAATAACGACGGAAGTCAAGCGTGGGCTTAGACTATATCCGAAAATGTCCAGCTACGACACAGAAATAGTCATTACGCAATGGCTGAGTGAGTTTGAAGTAATGAGACTGCATAAGACTGGCGATTGTTTTGTGTTGCCATCATATGGTGAAGCGTGGTGTATGCCGGGATTCGACGCTATGGCGCTTGGTAATCCAGTAATTCTTACGAATGAAGGCGGTCCAGCAGACTACATACGACACGGTGTCAACGGACTATTGGTAGACTGTCATCTAGAGCCGGTGTTTATGAGGCCCGAAGAAGTACCAGTTAGTAATATCTGGACGGGTCATGAAAATTGGCACGCTGTGGACATTCACGACTTGCGAAAGAAGATGCGCAAAGTATATGAAGATAAAGATTTGCGTACCGAACTAGGAAATAACGGTATAGACGCGGCCTACAACTATCACTATAGTAAGGTTGGGGAACGAATGCGTTCGCTGTTAATAAACCAAGACTGAGGAACCAACGATGTCATCCGCTACAAGAAGTATTTTGAGAAGAGCCACTAGAAGTGCCAACGGGCCCTGGAACATTCTGACGTTTCCAACGCACGAACGCTATGAGACTTCGTTGGCGGCAACAGGTCATAACTTTTATGCCATAAGAGTAGAAGGCAGTAAAGATTGGAAGACACACTATGCACCTGTTCCTGCTAACTACCAGCTATTGCCGATTACGCGCAGTGGGTTGTCGCTACCGCCATGGGTAGACTTTGACATGGTACTTAGTCAGAATAAGGCTTCACAGTTCAGAATAGCGCAGGATATCGCCCACCAACTACATATTCCGCTCGTCAACTTAGAACACACCCTTCCGCAACAGGAATGGACACAGGGACGTATTGCGTCCTTTCAACATATGCAGGGAAGCATCAATGTGTTTGTGTCTGAATATCAAAAACAGATGTGGGGCTTAGACGGCATTGTCAATCCCACAGGCATAGACACAGACGTATTTTGTCCGCCCGATACACCAAATCGCGAACCGTGGGCTCTGTCTGTGGTAAACGACTGG